GAAGAAGTTACCGTACAAGATCGTCTATCCCAATTAGCAGTAGAGAAGTCTTCGCTGTCAACAATTTGATTTGTTCTTTGTGGTTCGAGTAGTAACGATGCTATTCCTCCCAGGTGATTGATACGAGGCATAGAATCCGTTAATCCACCACTTTCCTTTTGTATCAAGCCTATTTCATCAACCCTTGTAGCAGTATCAGTACCACGAGTGTACGTGAAATCCGCACTACCATTTATAGGCTTGTGGGAATACACTTTAGATTCTTTGTATCCTGAAGGGAATAATACTAAAGAAGAAGCATCAAATATAGCCTTGGTAATTTCTTTATAAGATGCTGCGGCAGAAGAAGACCCTTCTATAGTACCACTATCGTCTAATACCCTTTGACCAAAGTCATTAATACCTATTCTAATAGTATCATATAGGTATCCTCCTTTATTTATAAGGTATGTCTTTACATCGGATGCAACATTAACCGCATCCTTTAAAAAACCACTACCCGAATTAAGCAAATAACCCATTAATCAAATATTGTTTCGTCAACAAAAGGTGTTTTACTATCAACACCTAAAGATGCTATACCACTTTCAGTAGTTAAGGTAACATTCACATAAGACTTATCGCTTATTCCTGTACCGGATGCAGCATCGTAATTCATTGTTAGTCCATCCATCCATCCCGAAATGGTTACGGTGTTGTTGTTGTGTAGTAAGATACATACAATGTCTTCTCTACGAGACATATTGTCTATCTTATTGATCTTATTATCCACCGCAGGGGTTTGTATAGTGATGTTTGTAGTAACTACCCCTAATCCGTTTGTAGTGTTCTTAGCTTCGGTAAATGATGTAGTACCGTCTTTTACATTGTGTGTAAATGTAGCTATCTTTGCATAATCAACAAAGTCTACCGAATCTACTATGGTTTCATCACTACCATCAAAGGTAATGGTTATGTTATTTTGAAGTGTTAGAATAGCTTTCTTAATACCTCCGGCAGTAATCTTACTACAGTTGATATCAATGTCGCTAAGTAATGTTGTGCAATTGAAAGCCATAGTTATTTTATTTTACATTGAAAATTCAAAGTCAACAATCATCTCAGCCTCAAAAGAAAATCCTGAAGGGTATGCGCTATAAGCAGATACACTGTTTCCATATTGTATATGTGGAGAAAAGTAAAAAGCTCTGTCGCCATTAGCACTTTTGGTATCCATCCAATTCGTGAAATTTGTTAATTCTACTTTTTGAAACAAGCCACCTGCTCCTGCATAGTGACCTATAGCTCCTGTTGAAGCTCCTGCGTTAGCATAAATAGAATAATCATTGTAAAAATAAGGTGCAAACGACTGAAAAGTAATAAGAGAAGCAGTATCTGATGGATACTGTTGAACTAATCTTAAATCCCAAGTAAAGCTAAATTGATTAGCTGCAAGACCCATAAGAGTTGTAGCATATTGATTCACATTATTGCTTAAATTACCTGCGGGAATATTTGTCTTGAGTGTTAATTTTGTTGCTTTTACCTTATTATAGGTGTTAAACTCAGGTGTGTCAAAATAATCAACACCTGCGGCAGGAGCATCCAAAATATGATAACCTCCTGCTTGAGTTGGGTAAAAGGTTATATTAGCACCGAGAAGTGCAGAAGATGAATAAGATGTGTCTCCAATAGAATGAGTTCCGTCTGCTACTAAATTTACAGATACACTTTTCTTTACAACGCTATTGCCTATTGGAGTGGTCACACTCCATACACCTACCACAGGATTCTGTACACAAACAAACTGATACAACTGATTATCAGCAGGTACTGTAAACGCAGCTCCTGCGGACAAGCCTACTAAGCTGTGCGTAGCGGCAAAGGGAAAAACTTGAATGTCTCTTGAGGATGTGTTTACTACATTAACTATTAATCCTAACTGAGAGTCAGGTAGCTTAACCGCTATGTTGCTTGAGTCAGCGGATGTTACAAGATTTACCCCTGCGGATAATAAGGTAGCTCCTGAAAGCGTAGTACCATTGGCAGCGATAGTAGCCTGTGTTTGTACAAGTCTATTAACCTGTAGCTCGTCTAATACAAGGCTTGTTACATCTTGCCCTACACCATTCTGCAATGTACCTGTAGTTGGTGTACCTGCGGCAGAGCCTATAGTCAACAAGTTACCTACTGTAGACTGTATAGATTCGTTTGATAAATTCATATGTTTTTTTATATTAAAAAAGGAGGGAAGAAATTAATCAACCCTCCCTTGTTATAATTTACAAGATAAAAGTATTAAGCTACTTTAGCCCAGTTAGTATCATCTAAAGGATAAGCGAGATTTACTTGCTCACCAGTCAATGTGATTTGGTATCTGTTTTTATCAGAACGAGCAGTACCGGCAGCACCATCGATTGTAGATACGAACAATCCGTAGTCATAACCTACCAAGTGACGAGTACCAGCAGCAGTCTCAACGAAAGCAACTATCTCAGCGTTAGGGCTAGATAGGTCTTCGAGAGCATCTCTGTTAGCTTCCGACATCTTAGGTAGTTCGATAGTAATTGTAGGAACAGCAGATACTGATCCGTCAGAAATAGTTTTTACATCAGTAAATGTAGAGAAACCATCTTTTAGGTTAAACTCAATAGAAGAGATTAATGTATCATCATCAAGAGTAGAACCTGTAGGAGTAATAGTAACATCGTCACTAGAAATAGCAATCTTACCTTCTACGGCAGATTTATTCGCTAGGTACACTTTTGTTAATCCTCCCAATGCAATGTCATCACAAGAGTAAGTGATGTCAGTAAGAGTTACGTTACAAGCCATTTATTATTAGGTATTAAAAAGGGAAGGCGAACCTCCCCTTTTGTTATTATTCAGTTATTAAGAAGGGTCAATGTTCGTTATAAGAACAATCTCATCTCCTTTTAGGTAAGAGAAACCTAGCTTAAAGCGACCCCATAAGTATTCGCTGTTTTCTTTAGCTTCGTATTCGCTATCGATAGCAGCTACATCATTGTAGTCATCAGTCAACATAACCAAGTTGCTTGGTGAACAAACAATAATATTATTGTCAGCTAAACTTGCAAGGTGGATAACCTCCATACCGTAGTAAGTAGGGATAGCACCTTTAGCAATACCTTCGCTACTAGACAATGTCATTGACTGAGCAAAGTCTTCAGCCATAGCAATTTGGAATGCTTGGTAAGCCTTAGTACCTAAGAAGTATGCAGGACGGAACTCACGGTCAGCATCGCCATAAACAGCAGATAGCATAACAGCAGACATATCTTCATATGCATCTTGCATTGCATCTAAGATGTTTGATGAACCTATAACAAGTCCTGGCTGACCACTACCTGAAGCATCCCATCTGTCATCCATAATAACATCAGCATCACCTTGCATTTCAGCTAACAATTCAGAACCTGCATAAGTCAATGCTTTTTGAGCTGCTAGTTTTGCGAAGTAATCGAATACCCAGTTACGGAATTCAACATCCATAGTCTCAGGATTGTGTTGTCCTTTTTTCAAAGCTACACCACGGTAAGACTTTTCTAATACAGCTTTACAGTTTTTGAAACCCCAAGAGAAAGTTTCAACACTCATTTCTTTTTCTGTAATAGTAGTTGGAGTAGTGTCTGAAAAAGCACAGTCATCTCCTGTAGTAAATGTTTGTGCGCCAACTTCAAAAATTGGTACGTTTACTTTGGCTTTTACGCCATCGATAAGTGTAAAGCGGTTAAGTACAGCCGCTGATTTTACCATTGCATCGATAAATAAATCTCTGCTACGGTCACCCCATAACGACTCAGTATTCGCTAAATTAGGAGTAGTATTAATAGTATTTGCCATTATATAATGATTTAAAAAAATTTGTTTTACTTAATTTACAAAGTCTTAGTATAAACTTGGAAAATGTTTATTGATAAGACTCACTTTTTCAGGAGTAATAGACTCAAAGTTGATAGTCTTGTCTGTTTCTTCAGCGACAACTTCTTCTGTCTGCTGTGCAGCAAATTGCTCTTCAACTTCTTGTTCGTTTACTTCTTCCTCAGCTTCAAAGTTCTCTTCTACCTCAGCAACCTCTTCAATTACTTCCTCAGTAGCTTCGTACTTCTCGTCTTCTTTCATCTCTTCCTCTTCTTTAGAGTCTTGAGCCATTTCTTCTTCTTCTTCGCCCATCTTGTGCATTTCCGCGATGTGCTTTTGAATCATTTCTACAGCTTTTTCCAGGTCACCGACCTCTGCGAATTTAGCCTCAAAAGATGTCAATGAAGATAGTAGAATCTCGTTTTCAGATTCTAGTGCTTCGATACGCTCTTGGAACTTATTAGTCATTGTCTCAAATTGAGCCTCTAACTTACCAAGCTCCTTAGCAAATGAAAATTCAGTCATTTCTTCTTTATTTGTTGGTGTTATATTAGCTGCAATCTCAATAGAGAAACCATTTATCTCCCCATCCTTGATTGCATTGAATAATTCGTCAGACTCAATCTTAGCCTTTACGAATACTGTTCCGTTTGGAAGATCAAACCCGTAGTCCGTAGACTTATCGTTATTAGATTCTTTCATCCAAATCTCTAGCATTACAACATCGGTAGTATCGTTCTCGTGCTGTATGCCAAATTCGTTAAACAACCCCTTCTTAGAGTAGTTGTACATTATCTCTCTAATCGTTTCCTCAGTAAAGCGTACATAGTAGTAACCATTTTCAGCAGACTGGCGTAAGATTTCCTTGTTAGGAATCATAATAGGGCCAACCACTTCACGCTTCTCATCGTTTGCAAACATCTCAATGCTTTGCTTAGAGAAATAAATAAAGTTTTCTTCAATAGCAGGTTTATCTACAAGGGAAATCTTATACATCCCCTGCTCAAAATCCTCTAGTGTTATATCGTATAATGGTAAATCTTTGTCCATTACTTCTTTGCTTTTTTATGCCACTTAGGAAGTAGGTTGTTATCTTGAACATACTTCTTATTCTGTGGACTTCCGTTCTTTAATAAGTACATAAACGCATTTAGTCTTGCGAGACCCCATTGCGCTGCACTAGTGACCTTTGGGCTATGACCCGTGTTGTACGCACCCATACCTCTAAGAACCACTTGCTTTGCTGCACCCATTCCAATCTTTTTGTCAGGGTACTTTTCATTATATTTGTCTACCTTAGTCTTTATAGACTTAAGAATTTTTGCAGATAGCTTTCCACCTTTTCCAACACCTTTAGGATTCTTCTCAGGAGTGTCGCTCTTAGGTGCTTTAGGTGATTTTTTAACACTACCATCTTTTCCTTGGGTAGCATAACAATCGCAGTAGCCTTGTTTACAATCTTCTCTTTTGCCGTTCTTCTTCGGGCATTTAGCCTTGACCTTACGATTACCGTATGGGAGTTCAGCCACATCGACACTTGCTTTAACTGTTCCTTCTCGGATTGACTTAGCTTTTCTAATCGCCCAATTAACACCCGAAGTTCCTCCCCACCCAAGCCAAGCAACATAACCTCTATCTTTCCAAGGCGTACTCTTATACTTAGGGTCAATCGCAGCATTTTTTCTGTGACGATTAAACGCAGCCATACGAGCAATAGTTTCATAGGATAG